ATCACAGCGTTCACAGTGGATGACAGAGGATTCCACAAACCGAGAATCGGCGTGGTGGTGTTAGTCAGCGAGACCGTGTTCGCGGTCAGCGCGGTGACAGTGCATCCGTTCGAGAACAGGTTACCTTGGTAGTTCTGCTCGTAAAAGCGACCGTGCAGTTCTGAGACGATTCCGTCGCCGAGGTTTCCACCACGGAGCGCGGTTAAAGAGCCGTTCGAAACCTTCGACGGCCCTGTGAGTGTTTGCAAAAGCATTTGTTTCTCCTGACTAGTTTAGTAGTCTGTATTCGAAGGCATGTTAACGTCGTCTACCAAGTCCTGGGCCAAACTCCCTTGCCCTGATTCTTCGTACACAACCATTAAGGTTTTTCTAATGGCCCTAAGTTCCATCAAAATCTCTTGAAAAATAAACTGTGTTCCCGGCGTGCTATCCTGTGTCTTGACGTTTCCGCCAGACGCCGCTGCTCCCGCGATTGTTACCGGGATGGGGTTGGTCGCCGACGCGCCTTGAATCTTTCCGCTCGCGTCTATGGAGCCGATCTCGATGGATGACGTTGGTGCCGTCGTGTTGTTCAGCCCGACTGCTGGGTCTATAACAGTGACCGTGCCACTGACGGGGAGCGGGTTCGCCGCTGAGACGCCTTGGAGGTTGCCCGCTACGATGATGCCGATCTCTGTCGCCGACGTAGGAGCCGCTGCGCCCGTAAGACCGACCGACGCGTTGGTACCGCCGCCCGTAATAACATTGACCGAGAGAGGATTGCCTACCGTGCCGACCGCGTTCGTGCCGTCTGAAAGTTCAACCGGGAGAGGATTGCTCAACGCCGGGGGGCTGCCGCTCACGTCTGCGATGTTGACGTTGGTTAATCCACCGCCACCGCTAGCAACGCTGACAAGTAGATTTCCGTGTACGTCTGTTTGAAGGGGGGTGCCTTGGCCGTCTACTAGAGTCTCTCCCGCAGCGTTGTATACGCCGCCTACGATTTCTGCCGTCGTTGGCGCTGCGCTGTTGGGACCACTCTTTGGTAGTGCCATTTATTCTCCCGGCCCGAACGTTCCGGGTGTCCGTGAATTTAGAGGGATGTTCCCTATGGTTCTTGAATCTATGGGGACACCTGCTGTACGGCTATCAAGTGGAAGCGGCTGCGTTCGATTGAAGAGCGTATCAAACCACCACCTCAAACAGAAAGCACTCGGCGTAGTATATGTTAACGTTGACTGCACGTTGGTCGAGAGATTCGGAAAATTTACGCTGCTACGAGAGTCCGGGACGCTGTAAGGTATAGGAGCTATCGGACTCGTTATGCTGCCAGCCGCAAAGAACGACATCTGAACGTCGGTGATAGCGGCGACGTTGAACGCGTCTAAGTGAATGCCGAACAACGTTGTGAGAGTATTACCTGTGTCTGTGATACACGCTACCGGAATTCCGTCGATGAGAAAGGTAAGTTGATTGTTGAAACACTCCCCTCTAATGACGCTGCCCGCGTTCACAGGCCATATGGCGCACGGGTTATCGCGGCCATTATTTATCGAGCTAGTTGGGCTGGTGTAATTTGTAAACACGCTGTTGAGAATCTGCTTCAACAAGCCAACTCCGCAACCATTTCCGAAAGGTCCAAACACCCGGAACGCATAACCAGAGACAACGGAACTGGGCGTGGTTGGTGAGGAACACCGGAGCACGGCGAGGAGATTGGACGAGCCGCTAGCGGCGATGTTGTTCAACACCACTTGAAAGTATTCATTCGAAGGAAACGTAACCCCGGTGTAGATGCTCACACCTCGGTCGACAGACCCGGCCTGGAACTGGTTGTTGAGAAGTTCTAGTTGGGCTTCCCCGGAGCCTATGTATCGGGTCCAGTTACCGTTCTGGCTGAGAGGATTCTCGTTCGCTCTTATTCCTGAGTCAGCTGCCATCTGGGTATAAACTAATGTGGATGTGAGAGCAAAACTCACTCCCGTTTTATTCGCGCCAGCTAAGGTAACAGAAGACGAGACCGGGGAGAAGATACCTCCCGCATAAGGAGTTATCGTGTACGTGTCTGCATCCGGCACCCCGGTGATAGTATAGTTGCCACTGCCGTCAGCTGTCGCGCTAGCCGCGTAAGCCAGTCGCGTGGTAGAGAAAGCAGATACCGTCGCTCCCGGTGCAGCGTGACCAGAGATCGAATATCCTGCAGTGAAACCAGCTGTGACACACGAGCTTGCTACCTGGACTGTCTGGTTAGCAGTAAGAGTCAGTGTTCCCACAGCTGTGTTCTGAGCGGAATTATCATAAATGGCGGTGTGGCCGCCCGTCAGTCGCATGCCAAAGGTTGCTGGAAATCCGGCGTAAGTGGTGTTAACGCCTTGCGAAAATTCCGCTATTACAACGAGTTCACTCGTGGAGCTAAGAATCGGATTCAGGGTGAAGGCTAGAGGAAACGGTGTCGAGCCTGTACCAATCTGGTTGTTGCTAGCGGTTACGGCGAGCGGATTCAAAACAACCGAGACTCCCGCAGGCACAGTGTATTCAAACGCCGTAATCAGGTACGCGTTCGATACTGTAACGATGTTACCAGCTGCGTGCGCCTTGATTGACAAGCAGTAATATAGAGTTTGCTTTGAAGAGTTCGTTGCTTCTGAAGATATTACGGGGCCACTCCATCCGGCGACCATCGTGTACACATTTCCCGCTGTATCGGTGACCGTACCTGCAGCAGTGGTCTGCCAACCCACCCAAACAACTATGAGATTGCCAGCTATATTTGCGCCTGGGAATGCTCCTGTGCTGGTCGCGCCTTCGGCTGCTGTTTGTAAAAATGTTAGAGCGGCCATTTAAAATCCTTGCGCAGAGGGTTGCGCTGTAAGAGAAGAGTTTGTCGTGGATTGCAGTGCGGTGAGGGTCATTTTTCCTTTAGAAGATTGGGGCGGAACCGCCGCCCCTCGGGTTGTAATTACAGTTGCAGGTTCGCGGTGTTGACCAATTCCTTTCCTGCCTTGGTGCTGGCGGAAGAAATCTGTTGACCACCGAAACGCTCTGACGATGATGCCTTGTTGCTGGAGTCTTCTGCCATCTCTTGCGCACGGCGCCAGCCGATGCCAGTCCAGTTCGGAATCTTGCTGCCGTTCCGGGTGAGATACTCGTCTGTGTCGCCCGGGAGCCATCTCGCGGAGCACAGCTGACACTTGATGACGATGGTACCGTCCGTAAAGGTGTGGGGGAAAACCGACGGGTCGCGTTGCTGACCACGGGTGCGTCCCTTGCCGCCCTTCAAGTGCTTGCAATTTTTCTGGTTCTCGATCTTGGCGATTGTGTAGTTCTCCGACTCTTTCCTACGTTGTAGATCGCGAGCCTGGAGTGCCACTTCTAACGCGGCTTCCTTCTCCGCGATGCGGGCCTCTTTCGCCATCATGATGCTGAGGAGCGCCATGAACTTAGACTCGGAAAGGTTCCCGGTTGCCTGGGCCTCTTTGAGAACCGCGTTTACATCAACTTCTGTGGGTTTTACGTTTGACATATTACACCTTGAAGGTTGGCAAAACATCTTCAACCGCCCTGTATAAGCCCGGGGTCAGGCAGATTGTGTCATGTTTTCTTGATAAAAAACATGACTATTGTCCGAGAGCTTCCTGGTCTTCAATGTCCGAGTAACGTTTGCCGTTCCTCTTCTCCCAAAGACTACGGAAGTATCTTGCGGAAATTGCATTGGGTGAAGGTACCCCAAAGATTTTATGGCACTGCGCCTCAGTGATGATCTCTTTCTCGACCAGCTGAATCGCTACCGTGCGCCAGCCTCGGAAAGATTCACCGGAGGGGATGCCGTGGTCGTCTAACCGGAGGACGGACCACTCGTACATTGCAGGAACCTGCAGGAAGCAGACGTAACGAATCTTGTCGGTGCGGCGCGGGGGAACCGCCCACAGCCCGACCGTGGCCTTCATCCCGTTATCCATAACGTGGGCCTTGATTCCGTTGTCGTTCAACTTCTTCATAAAATCGCGTGTGGTGATCTTGTTGACCTTTCGTGCTAGCTCGTTGGTCAAATCTTCTTGATCGTCCCACTTGTATGCCGACGCCATCTTGTTAGAGATTTGTCTCTCGGCCTCGAAGGCCTCTTTGGCGTACTGCTTATAGTCTTGGGGGAACCTCACCCAGTTCGGCGTCCCGCCCGCGAGCATCGTCTGGATGGCCTCGTGCGTGGCGTTGACGTCGTGGTGCTCGTTGAACGGGTTCTCAACGTCTGGCCCCTTGATGAAGGGCTGGTCTGGCTGCGTGATAATGCTCATTGTTTGTATCCTTTGAGATATTTGATTGCGTTGCTGAGTGCTTCTATTGAGTCTTTAAATCTGCCGAGGCCGAGATTACAGTCTTCGCAAAGAAGACCTCGACGGCACTTATCACAGCTTCTCAACACAGGGCAGCAGTTATGATTATGATCTATGTGAGGGGTTGTTTCGAACTTTTTTAAGCATATAACACAGGAGTCATTCTGCTCTTTTAGCCTGTTATCAAACCACTCTTGAGATACTCCATGCCTTCTCATTCGGTGTTTGGCTAAAATGACTTTCTTGTTTTTCCTGTAATATTTACCATAGTAGCCCCGATTTCTAAGAAGTTCTTCTTCCTTATGGGCTTCGTAAAATCTTTTGTTTCTCTGGCTTTGAGTCAGAGGAGCTTCTGGATTTATTCTTCTCATTTTATCTCCTAGAAAGATGTGACTTGGGGTGTGTTCTAGGCACACCCCAAACCACTTTAATCATGACACAGACGGCCATCCATGTCAAGAAGTTTGTATGTTTACTAACTCAATACTACTGAATTGCGGGTACTGAGTCGATAAACCTGATTCTTTGCGTATTGACGCCAGTAGCGGGCGGCAACGTAACGGTCTGGTGAAACTTATCTTGTTTGTTATTAGTACCTTTATAGTACTAAGATTAGTCATTTCTGCTAATCTCTCATGATTTTTATTCTCATGAGAACGGACTATCGCATCCACCTTTCGGTGGTCTCAGGGTTTAGTCTCTCACGGTGGCTTTCGCCTTCCGCCTTTTTCCCATTACAGGGTTAAAGTCCATTACCCAAGATTCTCACTCTTTCGAGTGACCCAATTAATTTAGGAGCACCATCCGCCGATTGTCGAAACTGGATCGAAGCTCGATGCCGGGGCGTCAGTGACAACGCGGCAATCAATCGTCTTCCAATCGCCGTCGTCGAGGTCTGTGTCTCCAGGAACTTGGAGCCAAACGCCGATCATTGCGTAGTTTCCGAACACGTATGTCCGGTATCCGATTTTGCCGGATGCGTTGTAGTTAGCGGTGGTGGTGACGAACGGGGTCTGCATGAAGCCAATGTTCGTGCCGGGGAGGACAATGACCTTGTTCTGGTCGGAGCCTGCCATAGCGTCGAACTTCTCCATGTTCTCGTACTTCCACAAGTCAGCGATGGAGTTGTTGACCGTCGTTGCGTTGTAGATGTCGCCCAACACGTTGGGGCTGATTGCGCCGAGGAACATCCCGCGCTTGCAAGGCAACACGTTCTTCGAAACAAGTTGCTGTTTCAATTCACGGATTGTCCCGAGGTCGAGGGTGTAAGGCGAGGCCAGCAAAGCCGACTGGTTGACGTTTGCGTCAACGCCGGATGCGCTGTCTGCCACTGCGCTGTACAGTTCGCTGATCGACTGCCCGGCTTGGTAGCCGAGTTCGACTGCGGAGTTGCCAACCAACTCATCAATCGCTGCCGCGATGGCGAACGAAGAGAAGTTGCTGTAGTTGTTCCATTCGCCGATTTGTGCGGGCGAAGACAACTGGCTGATGACTTCCGGGTTTCCAACGGTGCCGTCCGAATTTTGGACGATGTCGCCGCTGAGCGTGTTGTACTGGAAAAACGTACGGTTGACGCCCATGTGGAGACCCTGCACGCGCCGTTCTGCTGCGCCGACGAATGCATTGGTGTTGCCCTTGAGGTTAGGAATCAGTTCCTTATCGAAAATGATCGCTTGTGCCGTCAGGACGTTTGCTACGTTTGATGCTGAGGGGTTCGGTCCGCTCATATATCACTTCTGGTCTGGTCTCTCCGCGTGTCGCGAAGGCGACTGTTATCGAACGCGAATGCCGTAAGACTCAAGCTGCTTAAC